ATGGCTGCTGCATTAAAGAAAACCAATGGTGAGCTGAAGGACCTTGAAGCACAACAGCGCAAAATCTCAGGTTTCCGTCAGCTCACTGCACAGTCTGAAAAAACAGCTCAGGCTTTGGCTAAAAATAAACAGACCATTGCTGAATTAAAAGAAGCCTTAAAAATTAATCCTGAAGCACAGGAAACAGTGACCGCTTTGGCACGTGCTGAAGCTGCCCATAAACGTCTGATGGCAGTGCAAAAAGGTCAAAGTAAAGAATTGACTGGCATGGCACAGGAATTCAACAAAGCTGGTATTCAGATGGATCGGCTCAATGAAGAAGAATCGGATCTTAAAAATAAGATTCATTTGACCACTATGGAGCTGAACAAACAGAAAGAATCTCTTACACGGCATGTTTCTGCTCAGAAAAAATTTGAGGAGGGGCAAGAAAGGATGGCTAAAGCTTCGGATTTAGCAAAAAAAGGATTGGCTATAAGTGGGGTTGCTATTGCTGGTATGGGCTACTCGCTTAAACAATACGAAGATGCTGAAGATGCTGCAATGGGGCTACGTGTAGCGATGATGAAAGCAAATGGAGAAGTTTCAAAAGGCTATAATGAAATTAATAAATTAGCAAATAGCCTTGGCACACAATTACCTGGTACAACAGCTGACTTCCAAAATATGATGAGAGTACTCGTTGAACAAGGTGTGTCCGAAGCAGCCATTCTTGGTGGAGTGGGTAAAGCAGCTGGTTATCTTGGTGTGCAAATGAAAATGCCATTTGAAGAAGCTGCTGAATTTGCCGCAAAGATGCAAGATGCAACTAAAACAGCAGAAAAAGATATGCTTTCTCTAATGGACGTTATTCAGCGGAGTAGATATTTAGGTGTAGATGACGGCAATATGCTTCAAGGATTCTCTAAAATCTCAGCTGGAATGAAAATTATTAAGCAAGAAGGCTTAGAGGGTGCAAAAGCCATGGCACCGTTGTTGATTATGGCAGATCAGGCAGCGATGGCTGGCGAAAGCGCTGGTAATGCTTTCAGTAAAATCTTTAAGTCCATGATGGATACAGATGGAATTAAAAAAGCGTTAAAGGACAGCAAAACTGGACTGACCATGGATTTCACAGATGGTAAAGGTGAATTCGGTGGTCTAGATAATATGTATAAACAATTTGAGAAACTGAAAGGTCTCACGACAGAACAACGGTTACCTCTTTTAAGTGCTATGTTCGGCAACGATGCAGAAACTATCCAAGCGACCAATCTGCTAATTGACAAAGGTAAGGCTGGATATGATGAAGTCGTTGCTAAAATGCAGGCGCAAGCAGACTTACAAACTCGTGTAAATGCCCAGTTAAGTACACTAAAAAATTTAAAAGATGCAGCAGGTGGTACATTTACAAGCTTACTTGCACTATTTGGGGAGCAACTAGCACCTCAATTCAAGACCATTATTGAAGGTTTCACCAGCACCACCGAAAAAGTAACTGCATGGGCTCAAGCAAATCCTGGTCTAGCAAGTACTATTGCAAGAATCGTTGCTGGTGGAGCATTGCTTATTGGTGGACTATCTGCCCTATCTATTGGCTTGATTGCAATCTTTGGTCCAATGATGATGGTTGCTAAGGGGTTTGGTGTGGTTGCATTAGCAGCCAAAGGCATGAGCATGGCTTTACTCACCAATCCAATTACATGGATTGTCCTTGCCATCGCTGGTGCTGCCCTGCTGATCTATAAAAATTGGGCCCCTATATCAGGATTCTTTGTTGGCATTTGGAATACCATCAAAACAGCGTTCAATGGCGGTATCCGTGGCATTTCAGCACTGATTATCAATTGGAGTCCAATCGGACTATTTTATTCAGCATTTGCTGGCGTATTACGTTGGTTCGGCATTGATCTTCCTGCGAAGTTCACTGGCTTTGGTGCCATGATTTTAGAAGGATTGAAAAACGGTATTTTATCCAAAGTAAATGCCGTCAAAGATGCCATCACCGGTGCTGTTAGTGGTGTCATTGATAAAGCCAGGGGCATTCTAGGCATCCATTCACCTTCGCGTGTATTCATGGGTATTGGTGGCTATACCATGCAAGGTATGGCCAACGGTATTGCCAATGCCAACAACTTACCAGTGGCAGCAACCACCACAGCCACACAAGGTGTTGTAGATACAGCAGTCAAAACTAAACCAGTCAAACCAATCTCAATGGGTGGTGGATCTGCCAAATCATTTGTCAGCAATGACACCATCAACATCACCATTCAAGCCAAAGATGGTTCATTTGTGAAAGGTACTGCTGAAGCCTTGCGTCAGGAATTACAACGTGTCGCGCAAGAAGAACAAAATGCAAAACGTAAGTTTTTAACAGACACGGAGTAATCACACATGATGATGGCTTTAGGCATGTTCGTATTTTCACTACGCACTGCCTCATATCAAGAATTAAAACGTGTTACCAACTGGCGACATCCATCCAATAGCCGTGTTGGTGCTGCACCGGCTTATCAATTTGTTGGTAAAGGTGAAGATACCATCACCCTGCAAGGGGTGATTTATCATGAAATCACTGGCAGTCGAAACACTTTGGACATCGTGCGTCAAATGGGTGACACCGGTAAAGCCTATACCCTCATCGAAGGCACAGGCAAAATTTATGGCTTGGTGATCATCAATGATCTGGAAGAAGGCAAAACCTTTTTCTTCAAAGATGGTGCAGCACGTAAAACAGAATTCACCATCAAACTGACCATCGTTCGCGACTGGCAACCCAGCATTTTGGGCACACTGGTTGGCATGGGCATTGGTGCACTGAATAGGATCTTGTAATGCTTAAACAGGCTTTAAATTTTGCAAATAACGCCATCAATGCGATTGATAAATTAACTGAATACCCAACGCCCATTTTTCGTGTTGAAGTGGATGGTGTCGATATTTCACCACAAATGGCCACACGTTTAATGTCGCTGACAGTCAAAGATAATCGTGGCTTAGTTGTTGACACTGTAGATATTGAACTCAGTGATGCCGACGGCATGTTATCTATCCCACCCAAAGGTGCAAAAATTCAGGTGTGGTTAGGTTGGTCCAATACCGGTTTATTTGATAAAGGCGTATATAAGGTTGAATCGACTTCACATCGTGGTGCGCCAGATGTACTTTCAATTTCTGCCATGGCCAATGACGTATCTGAAGGTTTAAAACAGAAACGTGAACGCAGCTGGAATAATCAAACCATTCAGCAAATCTTTGACAAGATCGGTGATGAATATGAACTCAAAGTCATAGTTCATGAAAAATTTGCGTCCAAAGTTATTAAATACATTGCTCAGAATGAATCTGATGCAAATCTCATTACTCGAATTGCCGATGAACAAGATGCCATTGCGACAGTGAAGAATGGTCATTTGATCTTACTACCACGTGGTGCCAGCCAAACGGTTTCAGGTTTAGCTTTGCCACGCAAAATCATCACCCGGGATGAAGGCGACCAGCACAACTACACCAATGGTACTGGTACCGACAACATCACTGGTGTCAAAGCCTATTACTATGCAGAAGGCAAGGCTAAAAAACTGCATGTCTTTGTGGGTGACAGTGAAGACAATTTAAAAGAAATTCGCTATGTGCATCGGGACAAGACCACTGCAGAATTGGCAGCCAATGCCGAATACAACCGTTGCAAACGTTCAGCACAAAAGCTGACTTATGCTTTGGCCAAAGGAGATCCAACGCTGATCCCTGAACAGGAATTTGAATTTAACGGATTAAAGCCTGAAATTGACGACATCATTTGGCTGGGTACCAATGTCACCCATACTTTAAATGACAGTGGCTTGACCACTTCTGTTGAATTGGAAGTGCAGCTGCCCGATGCAGATGACGTGTCGACCTTGTTTGAAGGCAGGGAAGAAAAAACGGAAGAAGAAAAGCAAGCCAAAAAGAAAAAACGCACAGGTAAAAATTATGCCGAATATACCGGTGTAATCGCGTATTACAGTGAAGGTGGCAAGTCCATCAAACTGACCTCTGGTGATCAGTCCAAACCTTTAAAGCTTACGCATATTTATAAGTCTAAAAAGACTGCAACCAATGCCTTAAAACGAGAACAGGCAAAAATTGATAAATATAAAAAATCAAAATAAAAAAAAATCCCGACTTTGGGGTGAAGTCGAGATCAAATGGGTTTAATTAAAATAACGATATTTGATTATTTTTACAACATTTTATTTCGATATATCGTAATTTTGTTGTATGTTTGTATGAATAAATTTTGATCCAAAGGTGCAATATGTCTAGACCTTCACGTACTAAATGCCCACATTGCGGTTCAAGTTTCCCTATCCGAAACAGTGTCGAATTAAATCCACTTTTACGACGTTTCCACGCTCAGTGTTCAAATGTTGAATGCGGTTTTACTGCACAAGGTTTTTTTCAGATTGAATTTGAACTATCACCATCGGGCATGCCTAACCCAGAAATAAACCTCCCCCCTTCCCCACATAAAAATAAGAATCCACAGGTCTCACGTGTCTAAAAAATTTGATATTGCTCAACAGAATCAATTGGATCAAGTTCACGTGGTACCACGTGATTACAGCACACCATCACTTGCTGAATGTGAANAATGCGGTAATGACATTCCACCAGAACGNCAAAAGCTAGGTGCAGTCACTTTATGCATTGAATGNAAAAGTTTGGAAGAACGNCATGCCANTCNTTATCGCTGANNCATCAGATCCAATCGAATGCCCCTGCCCTGAATGCACATCACAAGATTAATAAGCAAAGGAAAANNAAAAATGGACCAACAAACTGCNCTGATTTTAATTGTTGTAAACCTATNGGCTGCCGTGGTANTCATCATCTGGTACTTGTTCGACCGCTATACCAAACGCATTGAAAGCTTAATTCAGCAAAACAAAAAACCAAGCTGTGCATTTATTCAAACCCAAACCAAGCGTAAAGGATAAAAATATGTGGCTCTATCCTTTTTTAGTCGGTGCTATGCTGGGTGTGATCGGAAGTGCTTTATTATTTCTACACACAGTAGGATGGTTTTAAAAAAACGGTTATAATAACAACGGGATGACAGCAGAATAATCAATATGCTGTGCGTGGCTTGACACGTTCAGGCATCCTGTAAAAATGCCCCTTTCGGGGCTTTTTTATTTCTCAATTTTAATCATACATAATTCAGATATGCATGTATTATTTACAATCTTATGACCTTGAATACTATAATCAGCATGTTCACCATTCATATTTACACGGTGAATAAAATAGCCTGCATCATTTCCAAGTAATGCCATCCCCATTTTTACAGCACGCTTCAAACTTGCATCATTATTTTGCTGCCAAGCAACTAAAGCATAATTAGAACTCAACTCTAATTGTGAGTAAGCTCCATCAAATATATAGATTTTTTTTGCATCATCCTTACTATCAACGACTTTTTTAGGTTGTTCACCAATTGATTGAATAACTGCATTGTCATCATCCAATCCGACTTGCTCAACGTCAGGTAATGTGATCTCTGGTTCGTCAGAACATCCGGTTAAAATAATACCTAAAGCTAAAATATATTTTTTCATTATATTTTCCCTAATCATCAAATGCATTATCAGTTTCAGGGTAGTTTTTTACAAGATGCTCACGTATAGACTTAGAAGTCTTATATATCTCACCTGTCCAACTATCCCTTAATTCGCGCACACGTTCAGATTTAAAAGTTCGCTCTCCTTCTGGAGTATCTGCAACAAAATACCAACGGTTATTCCCTAATTCTTTTTGTATAGCGACTACATCAATATTTCTTGTTGTTATATTTCCAAATCTGTCTTTATAGTCCAACTCATAGCGATACATTAATGTTTCTAATTTTTCGCTAACAAATTCTTTTTTAGGTTCAATATTTTCACAATCATGAGTAATTTGAACAAGGTTATTCTTGGTAGGTTCTTCACTTCCCAATGATTTCTCTATTACTAATAACCTGCTTTTAATACGCTGGTAAGTTGTAGGTGAAATAAAACTCAAAACAAGCAATATAGGCATCAGAAGCAAAGTACAGATAAATAAAAGGATAGAAAAAATAGATCTCAACACACACCCCTCAAAATATTTTTATAAAGTCACTTGACCTATAAAGTGATTCACTGATACAGTTTTAATACTACAGCAAAATCTGTAGTCAGGCGTGGAAACCTGAAAATATTTGAACGAAGACGCAAAAAGTCCGTCATGGGCTATTTTTTTGCGTAAAATCTAGCTGTGCTATTCTATGGCAGGCTGGACAGGGTGCCCTTCGGGGCAGCCGCTTCTTCGTTCGCGGTAAATTTCCACCCCTGTTCAGTCTGTCACCAATCTTTGTGGAAATTGGTTGGTGTCAGGTTTAAATACTTGAACGGAGAAATAGCCAATGAAAACATTCGCTTCTACGCATTCGTGCACCCAAAATAACGTACGTGAACACTCCCCTATTTACGATCTAGCTGCATACGAAAAACGCCAGCGCAAACTTAAACGTAAACAAATTTTTAAAAACATCTTAGAC